CTCAAGGGTCAGATTCCAGTAACAATTTGAAATGACGCCCTACGTTCCTTGCCAGGGCGTCCCATTTTAAATCTTCGCTGGTATAAAATGGAACGCCCTTTGGGCGTCCCACTAGATTTTTAAGGGAAACGTTACCGATAAATCAATGAAAAGGCAAACCGCCACCGTTCCTTACAGCGGTTTGTCCCATTTCAAATCTTCGTCGGTGTAAATCTTCGCTGGTATAAATGAATGTCATCGGGTTGTAAATTCTCTAAATTTGTTCATTGCGAAAACACCAATTCCTTTTTTATACAATTCTCATCAATTTGAAAGGTTTCACATTTCTCGTTCTCCGGAATAATTTGCAAAACACATTTTGATTTCTCTCCATAAAGCGATTCCGTGCAACCTTTTTCTTTTTTTCTGTTCGTTTGTTTCAACGATTTTGCACATCGTGCGCGAAAATGTTCATATCGTTCTCTTACATCTTCGTAGGATAACCCCGCCGTTTTCCCCAACATTTTATTTACTACTTCGTGCAACTCGTAAATATATTTGGAGAACGAAGCCCGAGACTCCATATAGGCGTATCGAAACGGTAATCTTTTGAAATTCTTACACAAATTTTTCCTGCATTTCCCGCAAGGCAACACATAACGCAAATTGGATACAAAGTCATAGTAATGTTTTTTATCCTGGCAACTTGGCTTCACTGGATAATTGAAACTCATAGTATGCAAATAATGCCATAGCCCGGGCCCCCATACTGTTGTTAGCATTCCGTCGTTGGACGAGTAATCTTTTTCGTTATAGATATGTTTCTTTAACGTTTTCCCCCCAGTTTTTTTATGACTTGCGGAAATCCAATTCTTCTTTGTTTTTTGCATAGTATGTTATGTCTACCCTAAAGAGATAAAATAATTTTTACGAAACTTGAAAACTGTGTCCGTTCATTTAGCGACAAAAATTATACTCTCTTATAGTATATATCTATGGCAAATATTGTAGACGTTTTTCGTAAATTTATTTCTCCCTACTCCTATTTTATTCTGATTTTTGTTCTCTTTGTTATTTTTGCTTACGCGGGTTACTATGCCTACAATACATTTTATTTGAAAAAAATGGGGAACAAGTTCTCCGATGTTGCCAATGGAAATCCACGTCAACGTGAAGTCATAATTTACTTTTTTCATGTAGACTGGTGCCCCCATTGTAAAAATGCTCTGCCAGAATGGAACGCATTCAAGTCGCAATATGACGAAACAGCAATAAATGGAAGCGTGATCAAATGCGTAGACATGGACTGCACTTCGGAAACTGCTGATATAATGCGAGTGATTAAAAAATATAACATCGATTCTTATCCTACAGTAAAAATGGTAAAAGACAATGCCACCATTGATTTTGATTCCAAAATTACCAAAACATCGTTGGAAAAATTTGTCACTACCATGACGAACAATTAGAATTATCATCCAAAATTGAAGAGAACAGGATAAAAACGCAAATTCTCCGAGGAATTTGCGGTGTATCAGAAGAACTACCTTATCTTCTCTTCAATTGTGGAAATCATCCATAGTGTTCTCTACCGGAACAATTATTTCCATTCCCTCGTCAAATTGTTTTTTTACATGAGAAACGCCTTTTTCTATTAGATTCATCCGCATTTGCATATCATTGCAAACGTTATATATTTCATAAATTGACGTTGAAAAGGATGGTATGCGAAATTCGGTTTTTAAAGTTAAAATTGGCGGTGCTGCAAGAACGTTCTCTAAGATTCGGGATAAAACAATCATCACAAAATCCAAAAGGGTTGATTCGTCCGACAAATGAAAAAGGTGAGTTGTATCCGGAATTCTTGTGATTCCGAGAACATTTTCCTTTTTTGCCCCGTTTTCTAAACATTTTCGTATCGGATAGTTGCATAGTAATCCACCGTCGCAATACCAACAATTTCCCTTTAATATAGGAGACATTACGATAGGAAGCGCGCTGGAACAATAGACGGCGTCCAAGACTGTCCATTCTGGATGTGTTTTATAAGAAATATCAAGGAGTTGAAATGTATTTAATTCTGTAGTAAACATATGAATTTCTATCCCAGTTCTTTCGTAAAATTCTTTCATAGTAATATCCATCGGGATATCTTTCCCAAGGAAGAGTGGTAAAAGGGTTTCTTCCATGACTTTGGCTGTGAAAATACCGCGTTTTTGAAATGAATCAAATATGGAATACATATTGAATTTATATACTTGATTCCAAGGCCGTTTTATCAAATAATTATCTAGTGTTTCCCAGTCATATTTCAACGCTAGCATAACCGCCAATACAGAACCTATGGACGTTCCATACATGGTTTCTATGTTTTCTATTCTCCATATATTTTGGAAAAAAGATTCCCGCAATGCACCATAAAATGAGAATCCATTTATTCCCCCACCTGAAATTACAATATGTTTTATCTCTGCATCCTCTGTATCCTTCATTTTTAGAATAAAAACGGTCGATTCTTCTATATTTTTTCTATAGGAATCATATAAGAAAAGATATGTCTTGTTTTTTATTTACGGACGATGAAGAAAGCGATCGTAAAATCAATATCGACGAATTATACGAAAAACAACAACAAAAAGATTTGAAACAATTATCAATTTTTAATAAAATATTAAATCGCATACATAAGCGCATTTTGCAATATTCACGAATTAAACCGCTTGAAAAATTTGTTTGGTTTACAGTTCCTGAATATATATTTGGAGAACCTGTTTACGACAATGGAGAGTGCACTGGATATTTAGTTGCAAAATTGCATGAGAATGGATTTGATGTGCGATATATTCATCCCAATACGTTGTGGATCTCATGGAAGAACTGGGTTCCTTCCTATGTTCGAAGTGAAATCAAAAAGAAGACAGGTTATGTTCTTGACGAAAAGGGTAACATTATTGACAAAAAGGAAAAAGAGCCTGAGACAGAACCCCTGCATTCGTTATTGACCGCGGAAAAACAACCTGCTACATTGAAAAATGGAAAATCTTATACCCCGATTCGGAATTACAAACCCACTGGTAATCTGGTTTACAATGCCGAAATGTTTGAAAAGTTGGAGAAAAAGATAAACTGAATTTATCGTTGCGAAATATCTTTCAATATTTTATATTGAAAGATGAGTTGGAGTAATAAGTATAAGAAAAGCATAAATTGCAAACACCCCAAAGGGTTTTCTCAACGTCAATATTGTAAGTATGGTAGGAAAACTAGAAAAAATAAAAAACAAAATGCGAAGAATAAAACGCGTATCGTAAAACGTTTCCGATAAATCAATGAAGACGTATGCGTAGTTGTTCGCTGGTAAAGTGGGCTGCTTCGCAACCAACGCAAAAGGATGTAAAACACGTAATAGGATTTCGTATCTGGATACGAAATCCTAATTCTATGAGAAATACTTACCAACCTAAAGATATTGTTTTCTACTTTTTTTTGAAAAACTTTTTTTCATCGATTTGTAACGTCGTGTTTTTCTTTTCGAGTAAGCACCGCCGCTTATCGTAGAAGGTGGAGGAGTAACTTCTTTCGATTGTTCCACTTTTTCTTTGACTTTATCTACAATTTGTTGTATTAATCCTTTGTTAAATTCTGGTTCATCGAATTTTGTAAGGGCCACTTTCATTCCTGCATCCCATAAATCCTCTTTTTTTTCATCAATCAGTTCACATACTTTCGCCGCAGCCACTTTAGCAAATTCTCGGATTGCCATATCAATAGTTCCCTTAAAGGTATCTAAAATTACGCTAATCGACATTTTTATGAAATTGGTGATTCTATACTATAGAGATAAAAAAATTGAAGCAAATAGAGATGCGGGATTCCTAGGAGTAAACTATGGAAATAAATAACTCGTTTACGATCCGAGTTAAAAAACTAAGAAACAATTCTGAAAAGAATGTATCGGCCATGGCATCGGCGAATTCGGAATCCGATACGAACGTACAATCGGAATCTGACGCGACCCCTGCGTTTTGTTATGATAAAATTAAGACCGATTCACCGAGGCCAGAAAAATCGAGTAAAACAAAAAAAAAGAAATTGGATATGTCCTATTCGGAAAAATCTAAATTGTGGGATATTTTTGAAAAAGACAAACACACTTTAACCTGTAACGATAATTCAAGCGATGAATCTGAAAAAGTGGAGTGTATTTACCAGACTGTGAAAGAAGAGACGGACCTATGCCATTTGTGCACTTCCGTATTAATGATAATGGATGATGGATTTCCCACCTGCACCAACGCCACCTGTGGTGTGATTTATAAGAATACTTTGGATTACTCTCCCGAGTGGAGATTTTATGGAGCCGAGGACAAAAATGCAAATGACCCCACGCGATGTGGCAACCCAATTAATCCTTTGCTCATGGAATCGTCGTTTGGATGTAAGGTATTATGCAGTATGAAATCGTCGTATGAAATGAAAAAAATTCGAAAATGGATTGAGTGGCAATCTATGCCGCACAAAGAAAAGTCTTTGTATGATGAGTTTCAGTTTATTACGATTATGGCACAAAATGCGGGAATTCCTCGTATCTTCATTGACGATGCGATGTCGATTCATAAAGATATTTCGCAACAAAAGATGTTTAGAGGAATGAATCGCGATGGCATAAAGGCCGCTTCTATTTATATTTCTTGTAGATTAAATGGCTGCCCAAGGACGGCGCACGAAATAGCAGAAATATTTAAATTAGATAAAACAAGTGCTACGAATGGTTGCTCTATGGCGGTAAATATTATGCAAAATATAGTTCGGAACAATAATGAAGCCTCGTCGCAAAAACATGAGTTGTGCGTTACGTTGCCAAGTTCTTTCATGGAACGATATTGTAGTCGATTAAACATAAATCAAGAATTGACGATGGTAGCGAAATTTGTAGCCTACAAAGTCGAGCAAAATAATATCATTACGGATAACATTCCTCATGCGATTTCTGCAGGAATTATTTATTTCATTTCCTATCATTGTCAGTTGGGTATAACAAAACAAGATATTAAATCGATTTGCGGGGTAAGCGAGGTTACTATAAACAAATGTTTTAAGAAATTAAATACAATGCGTGAAAATCTATTGCCGAGCGTTATTTTAGAGAAATATTCTTAGAAACCAAGAAATGCGAATCCGAAAAAGGGAGTTCCGCACGATCCTCTTTTTTTATCTGTAAAAGTATATAGCATAATTTTTTTATATGTCGACCGATAACACTATGGATTCTTTGCAAATAAATAGCGAATCGCTGGTTATTTCTATGCCGGATACGACGGATTTCCATCCTATTTTGTCAACGCCTCTTTCTTTGCCCATGGGAGCACCTGTCGAGGTACCCGTGGAAGCCCCTGCCGAGGTCCCTGCCGAGGTTCCCGTGGAAGCCCCTGTCGAGGTTCCTGTCGAGGTTCCTGTCGAGGTTCCTGTCGAGGTTCCTGTCGAGGTCCCTGTCGAGGTTCCCGTGGAAGCCCCTGTCGAGGTCCCTGCCGAGGTCCCTGTCGAGGAACCAACCGTAGTCCCTAAAATAATATTTATTGTTCCTTACCGCGACCGAGCACAACAACAACAGTTTTTTTCTGCACATATGAATGTGATTTTAGAAGATCTACCAAAACAAGATTATGAAATTTATTACATCCATCAGGCGGATACGCGGGAATTCAATCGCGGAGCGATGAAAAACATTGGTTTTTTGGCAATGAAACACAAATACCCCAACGATTATTCCGCCATTACCTTTGTTTTTAACGACGTCGACACAATGCCTTTTTCAAAAAATTTTTTGAATTATGAGACCACAACAGGAATTGTAAAACATTTTTATGGATATACATTTGCGTTAGGAGGGATCGTTTCCATAAAAGGGGGAGACTTTGAAAAAACAATGGGGTATCCCAATTTTTGGACGTGGGGGTATGAAGACAATCTTTTACAGAAACGCGTATTACATGCAGGTATTCAAATTGATCGGTCACAATTTTATCCGATTATGGACAAAAATATTTTTCAGATGAAAGATGGCATAACTCGTATTGTCAATCGAGGCGAATTTGAAAGGTTTGTTGCAGATACATCCGAAGGATGGCAATCGATTAAGGATTTGCATTACTCTATCGATGAACCAACAAAATTTGTAAACGTGCACGCGTTTGATACTGGTTTTCAAGAAAAGAAAGAATTAACAAGATTACATGATCTACGAAACGGGTCGCGTCCATTTCAAAACGGGCAATTCATGCAAATGAATTCTTCGCGCGGAAGATCAAAGCCCAAGATGTCTATGAAATTGTAACGCATTTACACAAATCCGTCTGTAGCATGAATCAATTTAAATGTTAATCCCACTTCATCGCGTGTCTCCCATATTCCCGATATTTTCATGACATATTGAGACAAATTCGTGTCTAGGGCCGGCGCAGAACTTGCATAATTTTCACCATTATAATCTTTATAAATTTTTATTGTTCCGGAATACAATTGTTTTGCCAATAGATTCGACGTTTTTTTCGAACATTGATTCATTTGTTTATAATATTCAATCAATCGATATTCCATTTTTGCAAAATCCTGTATCATATACAAATTTGTTGGATGATAGGGCTGAAATTTCATTATCATTTTATTCATAATTTTTTGAATACCAGAAATTTCAATCGGAAATAAAAAATATATGCCATTCATGGTGAACCACTCGTTGGAATATATGATTTTTGTAAAATTCCCATCCATAATAATGTTTCGTTTTGTGTCTAAAAAACTTGCATTTCCTAAGGAAAATCGCTTTGTATCTAAAATAATATTCATAGGTAGTCGATGAATGAACTACATATGAATTTTCTATTATGTTTTTTGCTTTATTCATTTGATTATGCCGACGATGGTGTTTCTAATTTATGAATCTGTTTTTGTATTTCCTCGAGGTCGTGCTTCATTTTTTCCTCCTTTTTTTTAAGCGATAATACTTCACCGGACAAATCTTTTGTCACCACCATAGAATTCGACGCATCGGTTACCGAAACCGTATTATTCGAAGCGTCGACACCTGGACTCATAGAATTCATATCTGTAGCGCCTTCTTTATAGGATACAAAAAAATGGTTTATAATAAAAAAAGAATAGAACAATAGCAGAGCCCAAAATAGTAAAGTGCGCATGGTTATCGTAGGAAATTTCATTCTATATAATATATAAGAATAGATATATAATAGATATATAAAATGTCGGAATTACTAAATAAGAAGGAACAACAACTTATTTCTTGGAAAGGGCAAACATTTCAACAAATCACGTCAAGTATTCGAAAAAACGTGCATCCAAGTAAATACACGAACCTGGCAAACCAAAGAATATTTAAGGCGACACCGTTGAAAATATATCGTCGCGAAATTGCATCTGTTTATGACATGAGCCATTGTAATGCTAGAACATCTACACGTATAGACGAAATAAATATGCCAAACGGTTATATTGTCACTACCAAGACGGGGAAGGGTTTAGTGAATACTTTAGACTTCACCCTCACCACGAATGCATCCGACCGTCCAGGTCATTGTAGCAACTCTTGTATATTATCTCCCGCGGACAATGCTAAACGTCGTGTTCGAAGTAGCGGAAATATTAAAAAACAATACCACCCCTCTAACAATATGGCGAACTATTATACCGACAATCGACAATATTTAGAAAGTCGCGTGAAAACATTTCAACAAAATCAGTATAATTATCTTCGCCAAGGAGATTCCACGCTTCGCCCTGGCGATAGTTTATCGGTTTCAAATATTTATGCCGGAAATGGATCATCTGTTTGCAAAAAATATTACATTCCCGCAGATACAAGTTTTTCTTACGTATGGATCGACGCCTTGGCAACAACAATTCAAGTTGATGTATCCAGAGGATATTATGATGCGAGTGATTTAAATAATATACTGCATTCGAGTCTTATCTATCATGGTCATTATTATATTCAAAATGACAACAAGAACAAAATTCTCTTATTAAATATCGTATATAACAGTTCAACCCATGTAGTCGAATTGCAATCCCTTCCCACGGGGTCGGTGAATTCCATAAACTATTCTAAACCAGATTACGATGGCAACGCAAATCCAGTAACCTGGACAACTCCTGTTACAAGTATAGTTCCGCAATTCAAAATAAACAACAATATTTTTAAAACTGCGATTGGGTTCTCTGCAGGAACATATCCTGCTTCGCGAACATCTTCAGTGAATGTTGTTTCTACATCTTCTTTTTCCCCCGGGGTCACTACAAGATATCAACCTTTATATTATAAACCAAACAATCCGCAATTTGCTCAGCAAGGTGCTGTATCCGCAGGTGCTCTTACTGCGCGCGTTAAGTATGACTCGATCACAAATTCCAGTGCGATTTATAGAAAAGCATATGGAACATCCGTCGCCAATGCATTAGCATATGGTGTTTCTGAAAACGGTTATACAATAAAAGATAAAATTGGTTTTCCCAATACGCGGTATCCAGTATTTACAAAAGAAGGGGTGGTAAAAAACAAGACGTGTCCGCCACTCTATCGGTTCTAATTTACACCCTTGAACATTTAGTGGATGTGCAAATGTGTAGAAAAAGAAAATATATAGAGACAATCATACTAAAAAGACAAGTTGCGTAAGTATGAAAATTACAAACTCCATTTTTGTAGTTTTCTTAACAACTGTGGTTTGCGGATTTGCGCCCAAGGTATTATTCGTGCGCGATACCAAACGCAAAAATTTTGAAATGATAGACGCATTCTTGGAAATGGAAAATAATGTAAACCCAAAATGGTTGATACATAACATTGACCATTCGTCGTTTACACCCTTGAACATTTCAAATGCCGAACCGGCATCATCTTATTCGCGTATCTCCACCCCCACAGAGAGTAGAAATTCCAACCTTATTGTTGCGAATATGCACCATGAGGTGTATTTTGCATCTTCAATAATGAAAATAGGAAACTCGATGCGCAAAAAGGCCCCTCATTTTGCAAGATTGGTGCGTTCGAAAAATATTTTGCCCACGCTATGGATAAGCATGGTCGGCGGTTGGATCACGTGTCCATCCCTCGTTTTATTTCGGAACCCACGCTTTTATGCCACGATTGCAATTACACAATTGATTATGGCGAATAGCATGATACTCAATGATTTGTTTGATCTAAAAACGGATCGTATTAATAACCCACATCGCCCTCTCGTTGCTGGACATATTAGCAAACGCGAAGCCGTCGTCGCTACGGTTTTGCTTTTTATCGCAAGCGAATGGATAAATTTTACTGTTTTTCCCGCGCAAATTCGAACTATAACCCATATTGCAAACGCGATTTTATTATTATACACACCGATATTGAAACGAATAATTTTTTTGAAAAATCTGAGTTGTGCCGCGCTAGTGTCGACAGGTTTATATTTCAGCGGAATTTCGGTATATCCATCTATTTCGGTAATGGACGCAAGAAAAACGGGGCTTTTACAGTTGGCCACGCGGCTTCTTTTCTTGGGATCTCTTTACATAGAGATTCTTTTAGATATTCGTGATAAAACGGGGGACAAACAAAATGGGGTATACACTATCCCGGTTTTATTTGGGAACGACGTGTCATTTTATATTACGAGATTTATTTTGCATTTTAACATTTTGTTACACACACTCTATATTACGCAGTTCGGCCCTCTCCGTGCTGGAATTTATTTTTTCTTGATATGTAGCCCGCTTTTGCATGATTTTCGGATGTTACAACAGGTAGGAGCCACGACGTCGAATATAGAATTTGTTGTAAATAAAACTACTGCTCCTATGGCATTGGCACTACTGTATATATGTTTGCTTGCGGGTTGAGTTATGCAATTGTTACAGATAAATTACATAATAAAAAACAGAGTCTTTATTATGTATTTCCAAGATTACACCTTTTCGCATTGAATATGTCGACCTGGTGTAATTCTTCCAGGGTCTAAAATACCAAGGGCAAATCTTCGTTGTTCAATAAATCATCCTGGTTATCATCTGCAAATTGCGAAATGGCAACCGATTCCATAAACCCAAGAGAAGACATCATCAAATTCATGTGATGTGATATATTATGTCGAATACACCAAGATATACATTTTTGCACATTATTTTTTATCAAATTGTCTATTTTTTCTTGTTTATGTTTATTTTCGATTAAGGATATGGTATAATGTATATTTTCTATTTGCTGTTGTCCAAAAATCGCGTTATATTCTTCTAATCTCGATAAAAAACTATAGGAAATTGGAACGGAAAGGAATCTATGAATATATAATTCGTCCTTGAGTGTGGACAGGGGAGATGCTATCATTTTTTCAAATGCACGATGCAAAAAAGGGAAAAAAATATCACAAGACGAAAACAAGAAACCTTTACATACTACATACTTTTCTGAATTGGCATATCGACTGGTTTGGGGTTTCACAATATAAATTTTTTCGTAAAACGAGGATAATATGTATAGTAAATCAATACTATGTTGCATAAAACAATCGAAAATTTTCAATACAAAACATCCGCCCTTTTTTTGCATGACCAATGCAAAACAGATTTGTGCAAAAAGAAGTTTGGATATGCTTATTTCTTGATTATTAAAGTCGAGAGAAAAATCAAATCCACCGTCCGCAGTTACAAAATCCATCGCCGATCCATAATTATCGCGGCAATGCATAAAATTTTCCAAGGAGATGATGTTTCCCGTTCCATCTGCCCCGACTTCCGTTTTTACGTTTTCATATTTTTTTAAAAACGCATCCGACTTTTTCCATGCAGGAATATTCGGGTCGTTTTGGTCGTCTAAAATCGTCATGCCAGTGTAGGTGTCATGTGGTGAATTTCGTAAATTTACAATGGCTTCTATGAATCCACCGGGTCCTTCTGCCAAATGAAATGTTCGTATCGGTCTGGAATCGAATTCTAAATTCAATGTATTTATAATTTCGATCATCTTAAAATAAGATCTCGAGAGAGGCTTATATTTTGAAACGCACTTCTTTTTGAAGGGAATCACCGTGTGGATATATTCATACGGATTCGTATATTTCTTAAAGATGTCCCAATCTTTTTCTTTTTTTTCAAGTTTTTTTTTCGTTTCATAAAGATATTGCGAAAGCGAGTTGGAAATAACAGGAAGAGGTATTTCTTCTTGCTCGATGCAATCAATATATTTGTGTAATAAAAGTGTTGTTCTCGGTAATAAAAAAAAAGACATTTCGATAATCTATTCTCTCTGGTTATGTTTATACGTTTTCGGATTGTAAATATATAACGATCATTACTTCATGAAATATACAAATGCGTAAATCGTATAGAAAGTTCGATCATGATATATTTATATAATATATCATGCCAAAGGTGAGTATTATCCAAACGGATAACCGGTTGAAGTTAGATTATCTTTTATTGACACAACAACAAAATAAAAAAATTTGCGACCAATTTGGATACAATTATTTGTTTATTGAAATGAATTTGGAAAAAAATAAGGGTTTTCGCCCCGAAATGCAAAAAATATTTCTTGTCCACGAATATTTGAAAACAACCACCGATGATATATTGGTATTTTTAGATAGTGACGCCTGGGTTCAAAACGGCGCGTGGTTACAACAACTTATTCTTTTTTTAGAAAACAACAACGGCAAACAGGGTTGTTTTTCGCGCGACCCATATGTAAAGAAAAACACCTACGTAAATAGTGGGTCATTTCTACTAAAAATAAATGAATTTACGAAAAACATGTATCAGGAAATTATTTCCACTGTGTTTGCAGAAGACTCTACTCGGCATAATACATGGCCGTTTGATCAAATTTACATAAGTGATTTCGTCTTTCGTAATCGAAATTCTTTTTATGTATTTGTTCCTTCTATCTTGAACACACCCATTGGAGAAATTTTGAGACACAATTGGTGGAAAACCCCCAAAATGTATTATGACCTTCATCAGTTGATAAACTCGAGTATTGTAATGAATCCGCCAATTCTAAATCTAGAATCTTGTCTGGATAACGAGTGTTACCCAAATACGGCAGAACATGGGTATGAATATTTCCACTAACTCATTCTTTGGGCATTTTCACGCTACTTTATTTATGAAACACGCAGATGAAATGAGAAAATGTGTGCTATTTGGCGATGTCTTTGTTTTACCAGAAGGGTAAAACAAAAAATTGAATGTTTACTGCGACTATCTAGAAAACCAGAATATATTTTGTCATAAATATAACCATGAATTTTCCACGAAACGCACTCCTTATTGCTATTCGTATACTTGAACTTATACCTGAAAACACAGAAGATTGTTTTCGCAAGGAATTGACGATGTTGGTCATGGATGATTTTGCCTATCGATCTCCAGAAATCCTTACGCATCGATCTTCTTGGGTTCGTTTGGAAAGTGTACTAAAAAAAAACATTTCCCATTTTGATGAGAAATGGAAAGTGGATATACTGGACTTATACAATGGTAAAATGGAAGGGGAGCCCTAGTATTTACACAAACTTTATGGATTTTCATTTTCTATATCTATACCAGCGAAGATTTAGGCCCTTTTCAATAAAAAAAGGTGTAAATCTTTTCTTTGTTGACCCGTGGAGTTATATTACGGCTTACGTTTCTTCAATCGTATGACGATTTTTTCTTCTTGTGGTTCTAACGTAGTGATTTCTACCGGGTTGGTGTCCAATTCTTGAATTGGGGTCTTTTCTTCCGGAGTCGCTACCGGTTGAAATTTCTCCAATACTAATTTTTTCTTCAACTTTCGAACCACCGGCACCGCGGGTTGAGTTTGGTCCTTTAATTTTTCTTCGATTTCTGCCAGGTTTTCTTCGCCAATTCGCTCCACCATCTCGTTCTGTTTCAGTATAACTTCCGCCATTTTTTTTGCATCGACATGCCGAACTTTTTTGAATACAAAATAACGGTTCATAAAGGAAATACGCTTTTCTTCAGAGGACATTTGAAGAGCACTTCGATAGTCGTCTTTTTTCCTAGGATTTTGTTTTACTTCATTTTGCATATGTAGAAACAATTCGGAGAATAATCCTGTGTTATTTGGCAGATCATTGCGCTGCATTTCCTCTTTCGATGCCAATACGAATCCATAATCTTCCATGATTCGTGTAAAATATTCGAAATTTACCAAATATTCTCGAAATACTTGATTGATACTCTCTTGATATACATGAATGGCATATCCCAAAGACATGTCGTCCTCTGGAAAACCGGTTTGGTCATATTCTTTTGTCAATTCGTAAATCTTACGATCTTCTTTAAAGTAGGCAACGCTTTCCCCGCGCTTTTTATAACGTAATTCTTCGAATACAGTTTTTCCGTCGTAACAAGTTCCCACAAAATATCCATTCAATTTCGTGCATTCTGCCAAGTTTCTCAAAAATTGGTGAAAGGTTTGCTTGTTCTCAAAGAAATAATGCATGGCGAATTGACAAGAACTAACTTGAAACCCACTTTCTCCCACTCCATATTGTTGATACACGCCTTTTCCGAGTAACATAAGATCTTTGGGACCATTTCCAAAGACCGCTTTTGTAATTTGCTTATCTTTTTCCGAAAGAAGCGCTTGTCCACTGCGAATATTCAACCCACTATTTCCGTTTACGAATATTGCCTTGGGCATAGGATCATATTGCATACGCGCGCGGATAAATCGCGCACAAGCCCCGTCCACCATATTATGAATATTATCTTTACTGATATCGATTCCAAATACAAAACTTAATTTGCCGCGAATCCATTTTTGCAAATCGCCGGCTTTTCCGACGGCATAGTCGATTAAGGTGTCGCCGCGTTTACTAACACTCAGAATAAGATTTTTCTTTACAAACATATTATGGAAATCACGCAAAGGCTGAGTTACTGTTTTTTCACCAGTTCGATTGTAATAGACATCTTCGCTCTCTACAAACTCAGGAATATTATTCCCTGTAGAAATCATATCTTCTGTAATCGGATGATGAATCGAATGCCAATTGTTATTCGCAACATGATAAGCATTCCCGTAATTTTTAAGACCCGCTCGCAATTCCGCCGTTTTATCATAACGCACGCGAATCGGAACCCATTTCCAACCGGGTTTGTTCGTATTCACATATTTACATTCAACAATCATACTTTCCGTGAAATACTCCCCTTCTTCCGTCATCATATACATTTTTGAACCATCTTCTTTTAATAATATATTTGTATAACATGCGTTTTCATCCGCTGGATTCGTGGGTTGAAATGGCATCGGTTTATAAGTTGCTTCGTTGTCCACGTCGGATGGGCTAGGCAGTTTGTCATTCAAAATATCTTGACAGGGATTGATAAATCCGTGTTTATTTATATCAAATCCACACATCAATACTAAGGTTTTGTATTGCGTGACATTTTGAATACCCTGCAAATTTCGACCTTCCTCGAAAATAGAGTGCACTTTATCTTTTCCAGTATTGTCTTTTTCTACAGTAACCAGAAAGTCTATCGTATTATATTCCGGCGGTTTCCACTTGAAGGAATTCTCCCACGTGGATTTATAAAGCGGACCGGGTGGTCCCCCCGGACGTTTTGCACCGACTGCCATATCACAAGGCGTAAATATAAGTCCGTCGGTATTATACTCAAATAAATTGTCATTTTTTTCTGTCATAGATAAGATCTTGGAACAAGCCATAAATATACTCAAGGATTTGCTCGTGCTATAAAACGTTTTACATTTTACTCGCAAATCAACGGAATGTAAAGGTTGTTTTTTTTCCACTTCTCCTTTGGGTTCCAAGATAGAATGAATTTTTAACAAATCTACAAATTGATATAATAATTGAACCCTGTAATGCTTTTGTGATTCCTCGGTCTTTTCTTTTTCTTCAAGGGGTAAACCTGTTTCTATTTCATCTCGGTTATCGTAAAAATCATATTCGCGAACGCATTTTTTGTTTACAAAATAAATATCAAATGCTGCATATAATGAGATCACCTCTCCATTTTTATTTCGCTGGATATATTCACCATCGAGTATGCTATGATAGAGTGTTTTTTCGTTGGTTTTTGCGCCTGTAAATATAACATTCATATTCGTATCTATCATGTAAATATTCCCATTTTCGTGGATATATAATAATTTTCTTTCCCCGTCTGCCTTATCTGTTACCGTATAATTTTTCCGAATATTTGCTGGACCAGACTCCTGTGTATCTTGCGATAAAGAAGTAGATTTTCTTTCCAATATATTTTCAAGTTGCAACGTATAGGATCCTGGTCCTATAAAGTCACTTGGTGTGACGCGTTTCTGCACATAACTTTCACCATGCACAACTTTCATATACGCCTGTAATATATCATTTCGCTCGGAATAAGAAATCGGGAATTTCGTCCCCTGTAGTCCACTTAATATAATACGAATGCATTTACGCAACGCGTCCATTAAATTATCAGGTGTATTATAAGGAGATCCCACCCCAGTTTTTTCATTATTCACTTCTAATTCAATTTCATAGTGCTCTACCCCTTGAAATACATTGGCGTCTTGAATTAAATACTCTGGGATAGAAACGCGCTTTTTTCCCTCTGTTTTTTTCGAATCCTTTACAATACTTAAATCAGCAAAGATGGGAAACATCGGATGATAAAATCGAACACGGTTTAAACAACGGAATGTCTTTTTGGAATCCATCCATTTCGCTAAGATATTTCGCGCTATGTTGGATTGCACATTATAATCTTGTTCAGTCTGAAACGATACACGAAAGTTAAAATCATCCATGTCCAATCGTTCAATATATTTCCCATCTTTGGAAAGGGCCGACGACTTTTTCGTAAATTTAATTTTTTGAAACACAGAAGACGGCATATCGATAATTTTTTGAAGATTGTTCGTGCGGCAATACTCTTGTATCAGATCTGTTCCTACAATTTCAGCGCGAATATTCGACATTTTTACGACGCCTGTATTTGGATCCGTATATTCGTTTTGAATTCGTAGAATTTGAATTCCATCCTCATTCAAGGTCTTAAATCCGCAAGCATACAATTGTTTTACAACATTGTCATAATCAATTTTGCTAATTGGACGCGACAAACGAGAGTTTGTGCCAAACCGTATTTCTAACTCACTCGATATGCGATTCGTAGATACAAAGGGGTTGCTGTCTAAATACTGTTTGACAATATTCATAAACGCATTTTTTTTTTCTCTCAAAGATTTTTCGGGCGGGGGAGGTGTTTTCTCTTTTTTCGATTCGCGAATTTCTCCCTCTTCTAATTCCTCCCTACTTTTTGTTGCCATACTATATCTTTTATATATCTTAGGTATATATTTATCTTTGTATTTCTCCACCCAAGATAAATATATGCAGTTTCAATTTTTCGCTTTATCTCCACTGGCATGCGGCAGATAATTCGTCATAAATCTCGGCTTTTTTATATTTTTTATCTTCCTGATATATGCCGAGTTTTTTTGCCAGATCTTCCAACTCGCTCAATTTATATTGCGAAATGGCTTTCAAGGGTTTCAAGTAATTTTCTAAACTGATCATTTTTGCGCGTAATTCCGAGAGTTGATCTACCGTATACGGCTGTGCGTTGATTTTGTATTTTCCATAACTATCTTTTTTCAGAACATAAGTGGGGGATTCAGCCGAGGTGTCACATACAAACTCGAGTAGAAACCGTTCTGTGGAATCCATCAAGATGATATTTATGTTATAAAAACATAGGAGTCCGTACACACATAAAAGAGAGGTTTCTTTTTGGGTGGTCAATAGTTCTGACAGCATCTCTTGTATCTTGATTTTAGTAATCTTTACATTTACATTTTTTAATTGGGTAGAATTCGTTTGAATATGCTCGGCAACCTGCTTTTTGATTTCCAATTCTTTTACACCATAATTTCTTGCGATTTGCATGTATTCCTGTTCTCCATGTTTTGCGATGTAAATGCACCAAAAAAGAGAATCTTGTTGCGTTGGAACTACAAATTGCACGACTGGGGTTTCATCCACCAAATCCAGTTGTCCTGACATATCTTGTGGAATCTCCTGTTGTAGGATATCACGCACAAGTTCGGGGGTAGTCGCAGGAGGTGAGGTTTTTGGAATTAAAGATGCGGATACGTCCTTATAAAACATGTAATTTCGTAATCGCTCGAGTATAGGCTTTTTATTGGCGTTGGATGGAATAAAAAACAAGTGGTTTAAAAAGGACGACATGTTTTTTATTTACTTGTTGACAGAGTTATAAGAAACTGTGACGTTGTCTTTATCTTCTTTTTCAGAAAAGAATGCGTTTTTAAACTCCTCTTTCTGATACTCCATCGTAATAATAGAATCTTCCTGTTCTCTCGTATAGTGTATATACTCGTTTAATTCTTTTAACGTCTCTTCCGGAACAAAGGATAGATTTACATAAACTCCACTCTTATTCTCATTGAGTTTACATAAATTTTTCGAAAGTATCTTTAAAATCTCGATTTGATGATATTTATTCATTGATTCAATGGTAGTTTTCATCTTCAACAATTGATCTGGCGTTTTTCCCATCAAATCCGTATCGGAAGAAAAAGCCATGGTGTACCTTTTTCTCTTATGGGAAATAATTCTTATATTGTTTTACACCGATGAAGAATTACACCTATGAAACGCCCATGTTGTTTGGCAATAAAAAAAGACAGCGCTGTTCGTTTTTCTTCTTTATTCTTCTTCTTCCTCTTCCACGTCTTCCACATCTCCCCCCAAAATCTTCAATTGAGGTCGCTTCGGTTTCAAAGTGCGCTCCACGGAAGAGTCTACCAATTTTCCAATGACCCAAATATTTTTATCGAACAATTCGAACCGGCTCCCAAGGACACGAATCACGATTTTCATATTTTCCTTTGTCGAACTGAACTGCTTGTCATTGTAACTATGATCTCGGGCAACAAAAGCCACAATCGGTGTAGCACCGGATTCTTCGTCTACCACTTCTGCGTGAATACCTGCTTTCGTAACAGTTTTCACAACCGCTTCGATCAACATTCCTTCTACCGGATGGCATATCATACATTCATATACGACTTGGAATTCCACCTTTTCATTATTGATGACACCCGCGGAATAACTCACAACCTTGGCAGAACCTGGGCGAATAAACCCCTCTGGAATACATTTTCCCTCGGATTGCTTGGCTATCATTCTTTCTAAATTTTGCTTTACATTTTTTCCAACTTCATTCATACTTAAATACATTTTTGATGTCAATAAGGACTTGATATACACGCCGTAAATCTTTTTGGCATCTTGTTGTTTGGCATGTCGAATTTCAGCCATCGTGATATTTGTATATATAGTTCGTTATATATTGTTTTTCAATTTCAATTTTTCAAGTGTTACTACGGATTATACCAATATCAATTGGTTCACCAATGTTTTTTCCAAATCCATGAACGCGACCTTTCCCTTATTGTTTCCATCCGCGTTATTTTTTTCCGTAATATTTCGCATTACCATCTCCATCATAATGCATATTCCATCCGCCAAAATATGTTTCGTATTTTTTGTATCATATATGGGTTTCCCCAATACTTCATTGAATCGTAAAATGGTTTTCGCTTTACCAACTTTCCAACACACCACCCCCTTATTGTTTCCTCCTTCGCCCAAGATTTTTGATTTAAACATAATATTGTCCTTTTCGAAAGGATGCATGAACCCGATGATGGATGCACGACGCGAGGGATGAATAATGTATTTTTCCCGCATTTGATCTATAAAATCATCATAATCCGTATCCTGCCCCTCTCTCCAAATAGTCTTGTCCTTTTCGTCTTGTAAATAGAGTAAAAAATTACTGTAGTTCGGATTGGCAAATAAAATTCCACGCGTCGATGCGGAAATCATGACCTTTTCATTAAAATAATCGAGAACATGCTGTTCAAACTCTGTCTCTGCAACTGGTGTTTCTCCAAGATAAAATTTTCGAAGAAGCATCATTTTTTGCGGGACAGTCAATGTGTCCAAATTATGCCAAATGATATATTTTGTCAAGGTTTGCAAAGGAATGGCATGTTGTCCTTGTAAAATGTGTAAAACGTGACCTGCGTGTTTATACCAATCTTTTTCTTTCGTTTCCAAGGACGTTTTTACCAACGCATGATTCAAGTTCTCTTGCATCGACTTCAGGATGGCTGTGTATTCCGAAGTTACCGAGGTCTCCGGTAGTAAAGATTCTTGTTCTAGATCGGGTTTTATTTTTTCCGAAGGCAATTCCATTTCCAATCGATCAAATTTGTATTCAATAGGAACCGATCTCTCATATATGGACGCCGAATCATCCGTGATTTCCACGGGTTGAAATGCATAATACAATCCTTTGTTGATCAGGTGGCCGGCTCTACCATATTTATCATACAAAAATTCCGTATTTGAGTCTATAAAATTCGACAATACATAATCAATATGCTCTTCGGGATAATTCTTTATTATATTGATGGATTTTACCAAATGCTCTTTATCTATGACAGGCTGTTCTTTGAAAATCTGCCGAATTCGCTTTACAATCCCGGAATAATTTATTTTTACAAAATCACTCTGGTAAGTATCATATATAATGTCCACATCCGTCTTCGGTTCTGGTCGACACGTAAAACTACAATTGTCCATGTAATCGCATATTTCAGTAAATGGTTTATCACCAATTTGAAAAGGAATCGTCGCCTTTTTACTTGACAATTGAATTTCGATATTTTTATTTTCTAACCTTTGCGCCAGTTTTTCTGTGGTAAGATTTGTCTGTCCTAGGTTTAAAATGCAATCTACCGCAGTTTCTTTTATCAAACGAGTTACCTTTCCGATTTGCAACGCTTTCTTTTCCGCAAATCGATATACATATAAATCTGCTGGCTCATCTTCCGTGGTAGGCAAAGTGCTGTGCATATATATTTCAACATTTCGTTTTTCAAATGGCAATTGACAGTGACTTAAATTACGAACACCACGACCAATAATTTGTTCCATACGATTCATGTTGTACCAAGGTTCTAAAATGTGAATTTGCCTTATATTTTTAAAATCGAGTCCTTCGGCTCCTGCCTTGGATATCAAAATCACCTTTACATTTTCACCATTTCTATTCTCACGTCGAGTTATATATTTTATATCTTCCAAATTGTTCGGAGAAAACGATTTATCACCCGTGATCATTACATATTTTGCCTGATTAAATTCCTTGCCTGGATATTGTGCGGCAAATTCCGAATGGCGTAGCATCGTGATAGAATCCACGGCTTCTGTTGGTGGAGTTTTAAACAAGGGTTTTGTATAATTCGCTGATCCATAGCGAGTAAACCCCATTTCTTCGAGAGCGAGGGCGATTGGAACAATACCTCCATCAATATATTCCGAATACACGAGAACAATGCCCTCCGAATCATAAATAGAAGAACATATTTGGCTTATTTTACCACTGTAATTTACGAGATTTTCCTTTTTAAATATCGGTCCATAAGTTTCCAAAACCTCGGGTCTATATTCAAAATTATAGCGCTGCGGATAAGGAGATGTTTCTGTTTTATAGGTGAAAATCATTGCCAATCCATTTTTTCCTGTCATGTGCTTTACAATTTCACCTTGGCTCGTTTCACCAGTTTGCTCTGTGGGTTCCGACGATTCAAATAAAGTTTTGTCAAGTGCTGTGGATGGATATACCATATTTAATGCTTCTAAGGGTTGTTGTAAATACATATATCCAAAGGACTCCATGTTTTCAAAACTCGGCATGATTCTTTCTTCACCATATATTGTTTTTGTAGTGAACGTTTTTTTCCGCATAGTTTCCATTAAAAATTCATATGCTTTTTCTTGATATTTTCCAACAGGAGTTAAATAAACAGGAACATGTTGCAATGGAACTTCAATTGGTTTTTTATTCATTTGGACCCTCGGATAAGAATGTTCTCCCTTTTGAAATGTGTTTTCTGGAGAAAAAGTCGTGGGGTAAATGCGATAGGGAAATGTAAATGGATTTTCGCCACGAACATAAGACACATATCCCGTAAGTTTTCGTTGCAACAATTCGAATCCCCCCTCCGTTTTTATTCCCTGTTGCGATGTTCTCTCGGGTAAAAAATTTCCGTCTTTGTCAAAAACGTCACTTTCTCTTATCGTGCTACGCTTATCTAACGTATTCATCAGGTTAACCAACCATATAATTTCTGTATAACTATTAAACATCGGCGTGGCGCTTAGTAATAACAGTCGCATATTCTCTGCGTGTTTTACCACTTCCATAAGTAGGGACGCTGTTTTCTTCCGTTCTTTGTTATCATCGGATATGCGAATATTATGAACTTCATCAATAATCAGCAATCGATTGTTAAATATCGCGCGGATTTTATGAGCCTTTATTTTTTCCAATTGCGACCTAGAATACTTGGTTTCGTCCTCCATCGTTATTTTTTTAGTAATAAAATTGGAAAGTTCTCTATATCCCATAAATGTATAGTATTGTGATATCAATCGTTTGATTTGAGAGACCACTTTCTCCCGGGGGATGCCTTTCAACTGGGTAGGGTTAATTTCTTGTAATAAATCATTTCCCATGGGTGTATTCATCCTCCAAACACCGTCTTCCAATTTTAAATTCCGATCATCAAACAATTGTAGTTCAAAATTGCGTTGGACATTCGGAGATGCGACCACCAATATGCGTTGATGATATCCGACTTGTTTCATATAAGAACGCATTTCTTCGGCTATGCCAATAGCACTACTTGTTTTACCAGAACCTAACCCATGATACAGCAACAACGCATTGTAAGGAGTTTGAAACGACAGAAAATTTTTCACAAATAATTGATGCGGCATCAATTCAAACTCTGCGTTGCACAAAAGTTCGCTTTGTTTTCGAATATCGTAAATGTTTCCGTCGTATTGGGTGTCGTAAAATTCTTTTCTACTTGCTATTTTTAAATTAAAATTCGGATCATTTAAAGTAGGATAAAGAAATGGTGTGGGGTCGGGGGTGGATTGGAGTTCTGTGAACTCTTTTTTTTCTTGTTCGGCTAAAAACAAATTGTATTGGGGAGAACCTGGTGGGGGAAGATCCAAATTTTCCGGGTTTTTTTCTATTTCCAAATCTGGCGCGCCGGGTGCATTTTCCGATTCTTCAAAGGTAGATTGTATCTCTCTCTTCGTTGGAATTCGGGATGCCGTCTCTTTTATAGGTATAGAGGGGGAAGGCGTTTCATCGAGGGGCTGCGCCGATACCACGGTTGGCTGCGCCGATACCACGGTTGGCTGCGCTGATACCACGGTTGGCTGCGCTGATACCACGGTTGGCTGCGCTGATACCACGGTTGGCTGCGCCGATACCACGGTTGGCTGCGCCGATAACACGGTTGGCTGCGCTGATACCACGGTTGGCTGCGCCGATAACACGGTTGGCTGCGCCGAATCGCGCCTTTTATTTTCCAGGCATAAAATCAAATTGACAAATTCATGGTGTCTTCTTGCCCCCGCAGAAACTCCACCTTCGGTTGATCCTTCGCGTAACACTGCCAATATTTCTTTTAATTCATCAATTTTCAATTTATTTAATTCTGCCAAACGGGGCGCATCGGCTTCCGTGGGTTCATAATTATAATCGCAACCCAAGATCTGCACTTTGGCGGTTTTCTTTAATTTTTCGTATTGACCAGTTTTTTCATTCCATCTTGTTAAATTGGGTGCTCGGCGCTGTTTTTCTATATCCGATTCTTTTCCTAAGAGAGCGTCAACGACCGGATTCGGTGTCGTTTCATCCACTTGGATGGGATGACGTTCTGTCAATGCGAGCGCGATATTGTCGACGAAAATAAGCCTTTTTTTAGTTCGTCTTTTTTTCACAGTAGAATCCGACTCTTCTTTACTATTCTTTTTTGTTTTTTTAGAGGGCATATCTTAGAATATAGGTATATTTTTTACACTCTATATTCAACTAAGTTACCAGCGCCCCCGCCTACGAAAATGATGCCTAGATTGCCACTTTACACCCTTGAAGATTTACACCATTTTGCGTTGAAAACGCCCAAATGACGTAAATGTTCATCGGTGTAAACTCTTCGTAGGTATACTTTCGACTAAACATACGTTGGTGAATGAATATAGAAATAAATAAATTATTTACATTACGTAAGATGGCTGTTTCCTTGGATTTTCATTTCAAGAACACGAAAAGCGAACTTTGTGATCTTGGAAAAAAGTGGGATACGGACAAATCCTCGCAACTGGAGGGATCCGATAGAAAGCACAGTCACCCTTATAGCGTATTTTATAATTCCTTGTTTGAACATCGTAGATACGACGCTCTAAATATTGCAGAAATTGGAATATTGGATGGTGGATCGCTTTTAATGTGGGACGAATATTTCCCAAATTCAAAAATATACGGATTTGAGTATTCAGATTATTTAATCCAAAACTTTAGATCAAATCATCCTCGTGATCGAGTTTTCTTATCCCATATGGACGTTACCAACAAAGATAGTATTGTATCTGGATTCCGTAATACAAACACTCTATATGACATTATTCTCGAAGATTCCACCCATAACTTTGAGGATCAAATTCGCGTTATTGAAACCGTTCACGAATTTTTAAAGCCGGGCGGGATTCTTATTATTGAAGACATCTATAAACAGGAAGACGAAAACAAATATGTCGATCAATTGCAGCACGTTTTGAATAATTTTCAAAATTTTTATTTTATTTCCATGGATCATAACAATCGATATTCTGGAAATTGGAATAATGATAAAGTAATTGTGTTGGTGAAAAAAGGACAGCCCATATTCAAACAACAAAACCAGGTTACGCTAATCACCGCTTCAAATCGACCCGAAAAATTAATAAAAATAAGAAAAAGTATAAACTTTGATTTTATTCAGGAGTGGATTATTGTATACGACGTTAAAACTGCGATTGAAAACCCGAAACAGTTTGAATACGACATTTTCCGGGATAAAATTAAAGAATATATAATAAAAAGCACCGACTGCTCCGGTAACGCGCAAAAAAATTACGCACTTGAGAAAATAAAACACAAATCGGGTTACGTTTATTTTTTGGAGGAGAACACTACGATCCACCCGGAATTTTATAATTTTTTGAAACTCATAGACAAGGATAAACTCTATACCTTCAATCAAGAAAATGGGTTGTCGGGTGAAAAAATAAGCCTGAACAATTTGGAAACATCCATGTGTTTACTACCTTCTGCGTTTTGCAAAGATCAAGCGTGGACCAATAAGGATACAGGGGGTGAATATATAACAAATTGTTATGAAATCCATAAACAGGAATGGGTTTTTGTGAATAACAATCTATCTTATAGAAACAAAGAATGACGCGGGAAACAACGTTTGTTTTTTCTCTAGAAAGACAATAATTTATAGGTTTTTAACATATTATTTATATTTGTGATCATTCTCTTTTTTTCCACATTATAGGGTCGAATGCACTCTATACATTCATCGTAGGTCTTCCATTCCATTTTACTGACTTCAGATTGCTCGAAGTTCTCCATATTTAATGTATGTTTATTTTTCATGTACGTTAAATAATATTTATGTTTATAGGATTTATAGTTCGAACCTGTGAAAATTTCTTCAAACGGAAATAAATTTTGAACATGTTTTAAATGATTGATATTGAACCCGGTCTCTTCCGCAAATTCACGGAGCGCACATTCATAATCCTTTTCTTGATAATTACGCCGACCTTTTGGAAATCCCCATTCTGGTTCTTTCCAACAGGGAAATTCTTTACTATCTTCTACGAGCGTACCGAGTGTAAAAAAGTTATATTTAATTAAAATTCCCGACCTTAAAGCGTTGAATTTATCCCTAGAAATCGACTCTTCTGACTTGTATTGATTCGATATATTTTCATTTCCCCAAATCCCGTTCCATAACGTATCAAATTCTTCTGTAATTAGACGTTGTTTTTCTTCATCTGTCATCTGCTTTAACATATTCATAATATAATCTTTATTGTAAATTGAATATTTACCACGCATGAAATCAATATAACCCAGCGTATCTTTTCGTCGTATCATTAAATATTGCAAAGAATTTTCATGAATTCGAAACACGATGACACCGATACTCGTAATTGGTATTTTACATTGATGATATAAATGTCCTTGCTTTCCACAATTATTGCAATACGTGTCGTTCATAACTAAGTAGATATAATACACTGTGTTTATATATTTATTATTCAGATATGAAATTCGATCCTTTGGTGTGGGGCCCTCATTATTGGTTTTTTCTACATACCGTTGCGGAATCCTATCCAATTACACCCAATTCCGTTACAAAACGAAAATATTACGATTTAATACAAAACATGCCAATATTTATACCGGAAAGCGGTATGGCAAATAAATTTAGCGAATTTTTAGACAAATACCCGGTAACACCCTATTTGGATAACCGCGATTCTTTTGTAAGATGGGTTCACTTTCTCCATAACAAATTTAATGTCTATCTTGGAAAGGAAGAACTCTCTTTGCCTCTGGCTTTAGATAAATATAGAAGTGCTTATTTGCCGAAACCGGTGTTTTTACACGAAAAATTGCGTCTGCGCAAACGTGTTCTCTACATGGTTCTTCTATCTCTTATGTTCTTCTTCCTCCTCGTTTACGCCGTTTAACTTTTTTTGAAACGTAGAAGCCCCCAAGCGCGAAAAAATCTCCACAAATTATAATATAAAATAGAAAATAGAAAATAGATATGAGATTTGAACTCGTGCTATTACTTATCACTGGATTTATTGTTGCAAATATCTACACGGAAGGTAAATATATGAAACTTATGCTTTCTTGGAAAAAGTATTATCAAATGGCTGGTGTAGTGCTTGCTGCATTCATGTTCTATTTGCTAATTAAAAAAAATCCTCTTCGCGCGCAACAGATTATAAGCACCTCAAATGACTATATCAAATATCTCCCTATCGATCGAGATACCTCAAACTTTTTATCCCCGATTTTAGATTTCACATCCAAGCAAGACTTTTATCAAAGTCAATATAAAAGTATTGATGGGGGGAATTACAATTATCCAGTAGTATCTATGCCCAATTCAACACCAGACCATGGAGGCGAAACGCGTATATTGAATTCTGGAAAAAAAACCACCAAACGATCCGTAAGTGAAACCAAGAAAAAATTTGTAGCGTCACGACAAAATTGGTGTTGTGGCGACTGCCAGCAGCAACTTTCTGCCTGGTTTGAGGTTGATCATAAAATAAGACTTGAATACGGGGGAAGCAATCACATCGATAATTTAGTTGCTTTATGTCGCGAATGTCATGGAAAAAAAACTGCAATGGAGAACTTATAAATAAGGCAAATTCGATCTGTAAAAGTAATGTCGCTCTTACACATCGAATGGAATAATGTGCGGTGAGAAAATAAAATGCCCGGGTAGTATATCTACAAGATGTCCAGTCTCCTCCACGAAATTATCTTTCCTATTTATGAAAATATAAGTAATTTTATAGCGAATAACCCCAAAATAATGTCGAACCTGGGAACCACGGTGTTGACTGTTGTTCCTATCTATGCATTCTATGAATTGAATAAAGAGTCGAGTAGCGTATCCAATTGGAAGACCGTTTTGTATATATTTTCTATTGGACTACCGTTGTATATTTTATTTTATCTATGGATCGGTAAAAGTTTCGAGGGAAAGAATTATTCCTTTCTTTTGACCTCTATATTTTTCGGACTATTTCTACTTGGCATCCTCTATGTATCGCTGAATTCGATTCCGTTGTCTTTCTCCTCCACAAGTAGTATTTCTATACTTATGAATATTATTCTTTGGTTGTCCGTGTTCATTGGATTGGCCATCGTGTTTTTAATGTTTTCCCGCCAAATTAAATCCTTGACTGGAACACCTGGATTTATCGTTTCGCTTTTGTTTTACATACCTTGTTTATGTATTGACTTGTTTCGATATTTATCCAAAGAATTTCAATCCACACCCAGAATCATTTATTATTTATTTTTGGTAGAAATCCTATTGATATTATTATATTTTTATTTACCGGCGGGTATAAAAACAATTACGAATCGGGATGGAAAAACGCTATTAGAAGGCGCCGAATTTTTAAATTCTGAAAAGGAGATTGGCAATGCGGTGGAAATCCAAAAAAAGGACGATATTCCGAGTACCAAACCAGTGTTCTCTACCAATTATGCAATTTCCATGTGGATATATTTAAATAATCAATCCAAAAGTTTTCATGCTTACGGAAAAGAGACCACAATCTTCGATTATGGAAACGGGAAACCTAAAATTACCTATGTCAATAATATAAATGATCCCGAACAAAAAGACAAACTCAATATTTATTTTACGAATGCTACCGATAAAAAATCCTACGCGTCGCTCTCCATAACCAAGCAAAAGTGGAATCAATTTGTATTCAATTATTCAAACCAAAGAGTAGATTTGTTTGTGAACGGAAGTTTAGAAAGAACGTTTGAATTTACGAATAACTTTCCGAGTTACGCCATATATGATAAAATAATGATAGGTTCCAAGAACGGGTTGGATGGCGCTATATGTAACGTCAAATATTACCCTACTATGTTATCCAAGTTTGAAATTACGAATTCCTACAATTTACTCATGAATAAAAATCCTCCTGTAAATATATAATAAACGATTGCTTATGAACCTAACCATAGTAATTATTTTAATATTGATTGTTATTTTAATTTATGTTCTGTTTCGCTATTTTTCGAATAAGGCATCGACTCTTAAAACCACAGCAAGTTTGAATGGCGGTGCGCTTCCTGCAATATCGATCTCGGACAGTCCGACAAGCGCACGTTATGCCTATAGCATATGGGTATATGTGAACACCTGGGACAATCAACGTGACAAAGTTCTATTTTCCAGAGATGGAAATCTGATTTTAACTTTAGACACAAATCAGCCCACTCTATACTGTAGAGTAGTGATGCAAGATCAAAGTATCCAATCCGTAAAATTAACAGATAATTTTCCTATCCAAAAATGGGTAAATATTATTCTAAGTTTTGACGGGCAATTTTTTGATGGATACCTGAATGGGAAGTTAGTAACCTCGCAACGTTTCGGCAACAGCACTACAGGAAAAGTTCTTCTTCCTGCGAATCCCCCTGACAGCACTGTTCCTGTCTATTTAGGATATTCCGGAACTGCTCGATACATTGCGCAGGACATTTACATTGGATTATTTAAGCGTTGGACATCGCCAATGGACCCCCAAACCGCATGGAATACTTATATGGAAGGAAATGGGCAAAGTGCCGCGAGTACCTGGTCGGCGTATGGAATTGATTTATCTTTATTGAAAAATAGCGTAGAACAATCCAGATTCTCTCTGCTCTAAGGAAGACGCTCACTTTTTGGGTTTACACTCTTGATGATTTATACCAGCGAAGATTTGAATCCGCGCCCCTATGGGGTGCTTCATACAAATCTGTAACTGGTAACTTAGTTGAACATTCATCCGCTGTGCGGATTGAATTCTTCAACGGTATAAAATGGGACGCCCCAAGGGCGTCCCACTAGAGATTCATCGGTGTAAATCTTCGCTAGTATAAAATGTAGGCATATTATAATCAACTATGAATTATCAACAACCTGCCGCAATAGCCGAACCTTTAAAAATGCCCGAATCTATTACTGCGGGTATTCGCAATGTAGGAGATTCCATCGAGAACATACAATCCAATGTGAACCAATCTTTGAATCAATTCTCACAAAAAGCCGAGGCGGGCGCTAGTGCGTCGACTCAATTTTTACAATCCAATACCATTGTTGCAAAATTTGCATTTCTGATTTTGATATTGGTGGGTTTTCTATTGCTTATGAATTTAGGAATTAATTTAATTGCTTATTTTACGAGTCCTTCCAAAAATCCTTATGTCATAAAAGGAATGGTGGATGGGAACAATCCACAGGTAATTCCGCAAGATCCTACAAATTCGAATGCAGTTCCAATTCTGCGATCCAATAACGAGACTACGGGTGCAGAATTCACTTGGTCAACCTGGCTTTATTTGAATGATTTAGGGAACGATGAAAAAAAATATCAACATGTTTTCAACAAAGGTGACGGTAATTTCAATAGCATAGACAATTTGACAAATATAAATAACGCACCGGGAATGTATATCTATCCTGCTACAAATAGTCTTCATATAGTAGTGGATACTGTAGATCCTGCGGATACAAATACCGTTGTAGATATATCCAATGTTCCGATTCGTAAATGGGTAAATGTTATTCTACGTTTGAAAAATAACATATTTGATGTTTATGTAAATGGTGTAATATCGAACCGCTTAATCTTACAAAACGTAGTAAAACAGAATTACAATGACGTATACGTTAGCCAAAATGGTGGGTTTAATGGAAAACTTTCGAACTTAAGGTATTACGGATACGCATTGAATATCTTTGAAATTAATTCTATCGTGTACAGTGGTCCAAATCTATCCGTTTCCGATAAACTCTTAAAACAAAACAATTTTTCTTATCTTTCGAATTTGTGGTATTCCAGCCACATGTAAAGCAGATATATTATCTATGAAATATAACCATAGATACTATAGGAAATAAAATGGCGTTCTTTGATATTTGTATGAATCAAATATGTTTACAACGGCGTCGTCAAATGCTATTTACAATACCACCCCAGCGTTATACCCCAGATTCGCCCTATGTGCAATTTCCTAATTCTACTCAAAAACAATTGGATATGCGAAGAAAAGCAGAAATACTTTCTTATCCTGCTACAAAAACGAATACAAAAACAAACAATTTCACAAAAAAACAAAAATGGACACAATTGGTAAGCGGTAACCAACAAAAAAATTCTTATACGACGTTAATTCAAAGAAATCGTGCCCCCTACTCTTATATTGATATTTGTGGAAACACGCAGTATAATACATTCGATCAATTATTCGATATAGTAAAACCCGCCTATGATTGTTCAAGAAACAACGACCTTCTACCCACCCCTACGTCTTCGTCCGGTATCCCTGGTCCAATCGAGTATTTAATACGTGATGTGAATGTTCCTCTCTATAATTATGCAACGAATAGAAACATTAATTCTATATTACAATCGGAAAATAGCGTATTCTGGAATATCTACACCGTAAATGATGTGTCCTATTCTACAGCAATATCGAAACTCTACGGAACCTTAGTTATTCGACAACCGGTAGACCAATATGGCTATACGTTTTCAATTCAAACCCCAATTTCGCTGTTTGTAGGCGGAACTTCGACCCTGCCGTCCAAATCAACTCTTACAAACATGTCTCTGACTCTCCGCTCTGTTTCTTTACAGGTGTATTACAACAATCAGCCGGTTCCGTTTCCGACCCCGCCGGTTTTTAAGTGGAATGGTGCAACCCTAGACACAGCACAGGGGGGCACTGCGACGTTTTCCAATAATTCTGCGTATTTAAACTATGACATTTCAGGTAATAATTCTTATTTTTATCAAGACTATGTCGGAATACTTAGCATATCGAATGTATATTTATTTACGGAACCCGGATATATTTATGATTTTTATTTGACATTTTGGATAGATGCGCCTTTTTTGTCCAATGCATCTTATGCTATAAAATACGGAACAACAACAACGTTCGGCTTGTTATGCAATACGTCCACGGGTTTACAGAAAAGCATTGGCGTTTTGAATAAATCTACCAATAACAAAATTGCATATGCAAACCAATCATTTTTCGGTAGGGCATAATTCTGCATTTCGTAGATACTGAATGGCATACTCTGTTTTTTTTTCAAAGTGGGTTTCATATTGCCCCAAATCAAAGTGAAATTCTTCGGAACGATTCACCACCACCCATGCCATATATTCAAAATAATTCAGCATTTTTTCAATGCGCGAAAAGTAAATACCGGAATCGTGAATTAAATGCGAGTGATAAAAAAGCGTGTCCAATTGGACATAAGGTTTTTCTAATAGCAGATGTGAATCGTCATATATCAATCTATTCTCTTCTAAAAATCCACGAAACTGCCGGGTCAATTGTTGCATGGTTTCTATAATCCTTTTGTAGTTGGTTATTTCTAGGTTCGATACTATTGACGGGGTAGAATTGGAGTCACAATATAATTTTACTTGATGAGCACGTTTCTTTATCCAATCCAAATCTTCAAACACAGTCCTATTGGTCGTAATGGAATGACATTTCTCTTTTATCGCGCGAAAATTATCCAGTTTTTGTTGCAATCTATGAATTTCTCCTGCAAAGTTGTCACTGCTTGGATGCCAATCTTCATACGTTCGGTGAATTTCTTCGATCAATAATATATTGTGATCCATCATTCCCGTGTCTTGAAACAACTCTTCTTCGATTGCTTTTATTCTATGTTCTAGCAACACAGGCGTCGAGTAGGACCCACCGCGGACGTTTTCTATACCATAATATTTCATATATTGCTTTACTCGAGCATCGAGTTGGAAAATATCCATATAAGGTTGGCTATCAAATACCATAATCGGTTGATTTTCACGCACATATTCAAATAATGTTGCTGCTTCTTTACAAATGTAATTCCAATTGTCGGCTGGACAACGGGAAACATAAAGAAACCATTTGTTGTTTTTTAAACAAAGTATATGAATTCGGGCGCTCATCTTTTTAGTCTACCTATCGAAGACGTTTCTATATGTATTTTCTTGGTTATACAATCTCTTATTTTACACCATTTGGGTGTTTCCTACAAAATGGTGTAATTCTTCAATACGCATTGCGCTAAATGTCGAGGGACACGGTATTCTTTGCTGAATTATTGCGACGACGATTGGTGCGTTTCGGCAAGGAAGCATTTTGCATATCTTTTAAAGAATTAATCGACATCATAGAATCTTCGTCTTGCGCCGTCATCGTAATATTTGGTGTTTCTTCATGAATATTTACCGTGCGCGTCTTTAGCCCAGACAAAATGTTGTCAATGTCCGTGGTTTGAGGACCACGCATTTCGGGCCGTTGTTGGGGTTGGGGTAGGGGTGCCGTGCGGACACTCTTTTGTTGATGAATACTTTCGTAATTCTGACCCATTTCTACACCGGGTTCGCGAAACATTGCACCGCGACCGGCTTGAATGTCCGGTCGATTTCCGGGAGCCTCTGTGAACGTCATGCTCGGCCGAGGAGGTGCGGGTTGCGATTTCGTCTCCACAGGAGCAGGCGGTGGCGGACCACGAGGCTTATTCGCCTGTTCTTGCATTAAATGGTTTGCAAACGCAAAAGCCGGGTTTTGCTGCTCCATGCTATTGACCGTAGCATTGGTAAACATTTTCATTAATTCCGGACTTTGGCGAAGAACATCATTAAACGCGGGGGTAGAGGAACTCAACATCTTATTACTCATATTTAAGACGCAGGCGCTAAACCCGATTCGTAATAAGAGAGAAATTTCGGGTGCCAATTTTCCGCCCTTGTATTTTTCATGGAGTTCACTAAATATTTCATCATAACTATCAATATCTTCACTCACTTGTTCTCCCCAACCATCCAAATTCAAATCAAAGGGGTTGAAAACTGCATTCGCATATTCCATGGAATTGATGAATGTCATAAACCACCACCCTTGCAATTTAATACTATCCTTCTTACGTTTGTCTTCTAAAGCACTTTCATATTCATCTTCAATTTCGTCATAGGGTGAATCAATCGTAAAATGGGTGCTGTGCTTTACCAACCCCTTATCGCGCCATTCTTCCAACTTTTTTAACATTAATCGCTTCTTGCGACGGCGTTCTCGGTCATTCATTTTTGATGAAGAAGCCGCGCCAGATCCTTCGTTCAATGGAATTTCATTGAATTTGGAGAATCCGTCCCAGGTTTTGGTATTTCCCGCGCTTTCTCGTGTTGCAGCACCCACATTGGAATCTGCTATCTCAATTGAAATAGGATCCGCAGTGTTGCCGGACGTAGGAGAAGGACCCAACCCAAATAAATTTGCGGCACTGTTAAATATACCATCCGTGCTAAATCCGGTGAGTTTTTTTGTTTCTCCGGACAATTCGTTTAATTCATCCTCCAAATTATTTAATTCACCTAAATCCAACTTGGTACTAAAGGATGCCGATTTTTTCTTATCATTCATTAATAATTCAATTCCTGGGCCAAAATTTACACCCGATTTTTGTGGAGCATTTCCCGGGTCATTCAAATGAAAAGAAACAGGCTCTAAATCGCTTAATCCAAGATCAATGACTTCCATATTATGATTACTGTATAAATAATAAAGTTTGTCTTTACGCAATTTACGCCGTTGGGTTTATATGATTTTTATGTTATAGTGTTATTAATCGAAGTTCATTGTTATATCGAATCTTTTTATGATGTTTTGCATACCACAACCCTTGCAAAAAAGAATCGGCTAAATCATCTTTTTTTTTACTCTCTACAAAAAGAGAGTTCTCTTGTTGGAATTCTGGGTTGGCGTGCAAGATTTGCTCCACATAGTCAACACCATCCCGTTTGTGTTCTCGATAACTGGACCCTTCTGTCCGGGTAGACGAGAGAACCACGCCTGAAAGGTCTTTGAATTGATTCAATTTATGCATCGAAGAAACAAATTCAATATGTGCGTCCGAATTTTTCATAATAAAATATTGTGCCAGCATGCCTTGAATTGTTTTCATTCGATTTGCAATCGGAGATATTTGATTTTCTATGACCACATGCGTAATTTGTTCAATGCCGGACACGTCATTCAAAAGAGATTTCATTGATTTACCAATACAAATGAGGTCTACTTCATCGGCACGTTTTTGTTTTTTCTGAACCAACTCTTTAAAACAACGTTCTTTATAAAAGTTATCCAACGTTTCAATTGCTGCCTTTTTCGTTTTGGGCGCATTTTCGAAAAACAACTGGTGCGTTTCTCCAATTTTTAAGAGAGTTTCCAGGCTTTGTTTTTGTAAATAAGCGTGGGTTCTCTCTTGGTTTGGAAGAAGGAACCCTGATTTCTCTTCTTTGGCCGAAATTTCTTTGGCCGAACCTTCTTTGGCCGAAATTTCTTTGTCCGAACCTTCTTTGGCCGAAATTTCTTTGGCCGAAATTTCTTTGGCCGAAATTTCTTTGGCCGAAATTTCTTTGGCCGAAATTTCTTTGGCCGAAATTTCTTTGGCCGAAATTTCTTTGGCATGTGTTTCGCAATAATATCCTCCGTTTTTCTCATATTTGGCCGGTTTTGCACAGGGTTTCGGCAAAGTCCGTTTCGTTTTTGCGATTTTCAAACAATTACATCTCGGTGCCGGCGTGGGACTTTCCATTAGGGTGAGAACCCCCCAATTTTTTATTGAAAACGTGTTCGAAATGTCGATCATACAATAGGCCATGTTTTTGATACCTACATCAAAACTTAGGATACGCATGAAATAAAGCGCGATTCGTAACTAGATACAGAATAAGTATTCTATATCTATTTTCTAACATAGTATCTAGACTTATCTGCGTAGGAATTCGTCTTGTGTAACTACTGGCGAAATACGCCGGGCATCCAATTGTTCACGGGACAAATAAATTTCTTTTAAATCGCTGAACATCGGAAACCTCCCCTCTGGTGCAGTATTTATCTCGTTTTGGATCATTGACCACGACGAAGTTAAACCCGCGGGAGCGGAATCCTTTCTTTGTTGGTGTAAATCACTTGTCTTGGGGTTGGATAAATCCGTAGAAGAGGAATAGAGATAAGGCGTAGACGATACACCGAGGATTTTATTGCTCTGGCTAGAGGGAACGTCATCCTGTCTTGCGAAATATCCGGCATCGTTGGAGGCTTCACGAAAATTATATTCCATAATCTCATTGGCGTGTTTTGTTAAATATCTACGATATTGCCAATTGGATTGGATGTTATTCGAACGCAGTAATTTTTCGTTCAAAACGGCCTCCGGCTGGTAGGAAGCCGTAACCGCACGGCCATCGCTCATCAAGGGTGGAAATTCGGGGTATTTATTATTTGTTTTGTATCCAAGAGCCGATTGGGGAAGGGATTCTTTTATTACAGGGTAAGCAGAAGAAATTGTTTCTAAGGAATTTTTAAACATTTATTCTATACTTATACATAGAATATATATATTTTTTACCATTTTACAATCTTCACTGGTATAAATTCACTCCTCGGCTTCCTCGAGCATTCGGACCAAGTCTATTTTTTTTAATCTACTTGGGTCGCTAGACAACCCTTTGGATATGACCAAGGCTTTCAAGTTTTGTAAAGGCATTCTACGATATAAATCTTTGGGTATTTCTTTCGATGCATTCGTTTCTGTGTTTTCTAAAGTTGAAACAACTTCTTCGTTCGACTCCGGGGTTTGAATTTTTTCTACACGAATCCCGTTTTCCACGGGCAAATCCCGTGGTGGTTCCAGTATTTCTTCTACAGAATTTTCGATTTCTGTATCGGATACAGCATCGAGAATGCATTCGTCAAGTTCAACTCCATCGCCGATGTCCACATTTATGATTTTAATAGAATCTTCGCTTTCTACTAAAGGGGGCATTTCCTCCTCCACGGATTCCTCGTTTTCACTTTCCTCTTCCATACTGTTATCGTATTCCTGATCATCCGAACTCTCTTCGCCTAAGTCGCTACTATCTTCACTCGATTCATCATTTTCAGAAACTGGAATTTTAGACAAATCGACATGCGGAGATAAACCAGGTTGAAACGGCGTAAATGAAAATTGTTGCAACATGAGTTGTGTGTTTCGCACCACATTTAATTCTTTTACCACGGTGTTTAATATGTCAAACATGGTATCACATTTTTGTTCCAAGGTTGTCACTCGTTGTTTAAAATGATAGACCAATAACAAAATCAAAACAAAGGTAATTCCTAAACTAAGAAAAAAAAACGTTTCAATAAAATTAAAAAATCCCATAGTAGAATACAACTCTAAAAAATAATGAAAATTCAAACGAGAAATTGTGTGATTGCCAATTTACTGTAGGAAGAATGTTTTCTATGATATATATAAGCAGCATGGATAGAAGCCTGAGTGTTTTGCCTCCCCCTCCTCCACAAGACGAGGGAATGACTAAAAATACAATTATCGTAGTTTTGTTAGTTTTGCTATTGTTATCTATTTTAGGAATAAATATATTTCTTTTATTGGGACAAGGTATGAGTTATGCTGGACAGGGCGTAAATTCTTTGACATCGATTCTTCGTCCTCTTGTCCAGCAATTGTTGTCTACGATTGGATATACCAGCGGAACAATTTTGGAAAAAACTGACGATGCTGTAGTGACAACAACAAAAACTGGCATTGACATTGCTAGCGGAGCCGTGAAAGATGTCGCGAATTTATTAAAAGGAAGTGGATCCGGAAAATCGTTGTCGGACGCTGTAAATACATCGAAAAATCGTTATTCCGAACCTACTGCAGATAGTAGTATAAGTCCAATTCAAAAACCTATTACTTCAAATAAGACAAACTGGTGTCTGGTAGGAGAACACCAAGGTCGGAGAGGTTGTATTGAAGTAGGAGAACACGACAAATGTTTATCGGGTCAAATCTTCCCTACTCGACAGGCTTGTTTGAATCCTATGTATTTACAAGATGTTTCACCTTTACAATCTATATCTACGCGTGTTTAGACCTTTTCGCATTGAAAATGCGCAAAGGCAACGTTACCTATTACTCATTTACGCCCACGAAGTGGGCGTAAATGAGAAAAGGTGTAATAATCGATGGATTTCCACCGATGAAGATTTGAAATGGGATAATCCGCCAGCGTTCCTTGTGGCGGATTGCCTTTCAATTCATTTATCGGTAACGTTGCCTTGAATCTCTAGTCGGCGTCCCACTATAAATCTTCAAGGGTGTCAACTCTTGGAACCGTCTCCTTCCTCAGAGATTGAAGTCGTTCTTGGTGTTTTCTCCTCGCTGGTTCGTAATGCGAGATTTTTCTGCACAATCTGTTTGGATTCTTCGGATAAATTATATCTTTCCATTTCCTTTTCTTGCTTGGATCGCGAAAGCGCGGCCAAATGTTTATAATTTATACCCATATGAAATTGAATACCTACAGGAGATGGTGTCGGAAAAGGAAATAAAAACGGCGCCGGAACCGGAGGCAAAGGGTGTTGTCGTTGAATACGCTGATGGGTTTCTGCGCTATAATTCAGTGCGAATTCGTAGATACAAGATAATAACGTTCCTACAGCACGAATTTCCGGAATAGTATAGGTCGCAATATATTGTTTTTCTTCTATGGAATCGCAGTTACAGCGGCCAACGATGACAAAATCAGTGTGAGGTTGGATGTATTTTATAACGATTGCACCAAACGAGGTCAATAGTTTTTCAAGTGTATTCTTTTTCAGGGTTGTCCCCTCAAAAGAATCTCCCAAGAGGAAAACATGGAATCCTGTCAATATCGGACGCGATTCCGCCGAATATCCATACGGAGAATGCGAAACCGTGGTTTCCACTTCAAATTGGCTTTTGATCAACTTGTGTACCATTTTTTTTATTCGAAAATAAGATTCACGATCCAATTCCAACGACATGGACCGAAAATGATGAAATTGCATCATTTTTTCCTTTATTTTTTTATATTTTTCATTCCCGGGACAGTAACCTTCGATATCAAATTTATTTTCTGGTATTTCAATGCGAAGCGGCACGGTCTTCACCTTTTCTATTTTTACTATTAGATCGCCATTTTCATGAGTTGAAATATGAAACCTGACGTCACTATCTGCTTGTAAAATTATGGGACGGCCATTTTCAATTCGTAGAGAAACCATTTACACTTTTTACTTGAAAAGAAATGGAATCCGATTTTTTTTCAATTTTTTGACTATCTACTAAGAAGAGAAAAAGAATATCCTTGGTGAAGTCAGGTGGTGCTTCTGACTTTTGTATGAAAAACGCCAAATGGATCGGTAACGTTGCATTTTCGCATTTATCAATGCGAAAAGGTGTAAAACAAGGTTTTGTTTTCTCGAAACACCATCCATTCTTGATTGAATATCTCCTTGTGTTTTTCCAAAATCTTGTCTAA